ATTTATACTCTTCAAAGTTGTCAGCGGCTAAGAAAATGTCAATGAGAGAGGTTCGGGCTGTATCGAGCGTCACGATATACATACCCTGTGGACGAAAGTAAATATTCACATCATTGAGAATATCTTTCAGGACTTCGAAAGTCGACTTGAAAGCCGAAGCTTGTATAGTGACCAATTTCATATCTACTTCAACATGTGCGTTAGATCTTTAAATTGGTTCTATTATTTCAAGTCTGTATACGCGACACCCTTGGAAACTTCACGGCTTATCTTTTCTTCGAGCTCTTTAGTCATAGGTGGTTGGAGGGAGCGACCGTAGTCATCCAGGGCAAATAGATCAGTTTGTGGTTTATCATTATCCAGGGAAGTCATGGAGCATCCAAAGGCACCAATAGAACTGTGAGTCACCTCTTTAGCTGGAAGAAGGGAATCCAACCAGTTTTTTATTTCTGTGCCAACCAGTATCTTTCCGTTCTTTGTGAGCATCGTTGGAACTCGATTTATCTTATTTTGGTAGTTGGGTGGTATGCCCTGTGTATTAACATTATGATAATGAACGAGTTGCTTCAATTGTTGATGTTGGTTTATGTACTCTATGACATCCATCGAATGTTTGCACCTTGGACTGTAAATCAACAACGACATCTATTATGTATATGGTATTTTCTAAAAAAAAATTAACGCATAATAGTAAATATGAACTACTTGTTAGTGTTCACTCTCATCGTGATAGTGATTCTTCTGACTACCAATATGGAATCATTCACTGAAACATTCGGTCTCTCAGGCTACACGAAGCCAGCGGGTTCCGTCAAGATGAATGACCCCAGACCAAACCTCACTGGGTTTGAGGAGTTTGAGGTTAGCGTAGACAATGACATGATGGAGGAGTTTGTCCTCCAAGCCAATAAGGAAATCTCTAAGCGCACTGGTATCTGCACGTATATCATAGAGACTACGGCCATCAAGGGTTACAGGAAGGAGAATACTACAATCTATGAGGTCATGTTCATGACTATGAAGAAGGGTGGTTTTTCCTTTGGTTTCTCTGTCGTCGCCTCCTTCGAGGTTGAGAATGGTAAGATGCGTATCGTTTCCCTTCGCTCACAGCCCATTGGTGTTGAGGCTCCAGGTGACGTTTCGGCGTTCACCGAAGGTTCTGCTGGAAAGGAGTTTGTTCAGTATGAGCTTGTCAAGGAGGCTGCTGTCCCAACCAAAGGTGAGTTTGATTCCGCAAAAAATAAGTTGTAGTAATTGTAATGTTAAGCATCAATGACGTCACTAAGATTGATGAAAAAAGAAAACAAATCAAAAAGGAAATTTATATAAAAATATATGAACAGTTTTCTACTAAAATTAAACAATCTGTGGAGTATGGACATAAACAAATATTTCTCACCGTTCCGGGATTTTTACTCGGCTATCCTACATTTGACAGGAGACTCGCGGCAAAATATGTCGCTCGACAGTTTGAATTGGGTGGTTTCACAGTTAAACTTTTGAGTGATCATGACATCTACATAACGTGGGTCACACCCAAAAAGAAAAAGGAACGGAGTGATGAAAACGATGAGACTGATTTGCCTAATTTACTGAATCTCAAAAAGATGGCGAATCAATACAGGAGAGGTGCGTAGGAAGAGACTATTTTAAAAACCCTATTAATCATAAATGGACAATTTGAATGTATTGGTAGAAGCCAAGAAGGAGTACTTGGGACAGATGTGCCTCATTATGTGTCCACCTATGATTGAAGTTTTTCATGAAATGTATGGTGAAGCGGTGAAGACCTCAAAGGGAAAGCAGGTTCTCATTATGTTCCAAAAGCTCTTGAAGGAGGTCCCTAACTGGTCTAATGCCATGTCCAAGCGTCATGCTGATAACATTACTGACAGGTGTTCTTGGTTCGGTGATCTTCTAGCGGCGGTATTTGTTGCGTGCACTAAGATCCTCTCCGCGGTTCGTCTCAAGGCGGATAACAAAAAGATTTCCCTCAAGCTCCCCACTGAGGAGGTTTTCATTCAAACCTGCTACAACAATGCGGCGAAAGACCTCTACCGAGATCCCTATATTTTCCATGAAGAACAGAGTGAATATGTGAGGGATGATAATCTCACTACCCGCTTTTGCTTGGTCATTGAAAACACTGTGAAGGAGTTGATTCCTGTTCAGCAGATTCTTCAGACCTACATGTCCCAAGAGACGCGTGATATTTCACTCGATGGCGACGTTCAAGATAGTGCCGATCCAGATGTTTTTGACGGTGAGATGGAGGATCCCATGGGTGAGCCTGAACCGGAGCCTATGGGTGAACCGGAGCCTATGGGTGAACCGGAGCCTATGGGTGAACCCCAGCCTACGGGTCTGGAGAATGAATTTAAGACTGTTCCCGGTGTACAGGCCCCCGAGTCAGCACCCGAACCTGTTGCGATGCCCTCCCCGGGGGTTCCCGGTGAGCCCCCCATGGAGGAGGAAGATGACGATAATGTATTTTTCGGTGATGCACCAGAGCAGCGCACAAAAAATCCCCGTTATAATTAAATGGAACTCTCCGATTATTTACGCGACCCAGTGAGTGCCGCCCTAGTTGCAGCCGGATTAACCGCTGCTTACATTCACCTCAAGGCATACCTGAACAATGAAGGTAAGCTCGAGTTGAACAAGTACACTAAACCCGCTGTTCTCAATGCAATTCTTGTGTTTTTCATTGTTTCTGGTGGTATAGGTAAAAAGGAGACTATTTCTAGCGAACCTTTCTAAACTTAAAGATTAAACCAATAAAATAAGAAAATGGCGTCTGTCTCTGCTTTCAACGATATGATGAGTCAATTTCTTGTGGAATTGCACAAGACTTTTCCAGAGGAAAAAGGCGTTAAGAAGATGCTCACTTCTTTCGACATGCTCAAGTCGACGAACCCACGTCTCGTTGTCGATGGTTTCATGACAGGAGTAACCCCCTACGCCGGTAAGATTTCTGCGAAGGATGAGACATTCCTTCTCGAGGAGGTTGAGAACATCGAGTTTCTCAAGGAATTGGATATTAAGAAGTATTGGTCTAAGATGACCACCAACACTAAGGGTGCAACCTGGCAATATCTTCAGACCCTCTACATGCTTGGCACTACCATCACTTCACTCCCCGATGATACTCTCTCCCAGATTGAGAAGATCGCTAAGGGTGTGGCTGACCAAATGCAAGATGGCAACGGTGAACTTGATCAGGATGCCCTCATGAAGATGATGAGTGGTATGCTTGGTAGTCTCCCTAAAAAATAAACCTCTACATATACTAAATGAAGGCTTGGTTCGATGATCCTCAGCAGCTTATACGAGCCGACCAGGTTACTCAGTTCTGGCCCACAAGTGAGCAAACTCCAGAGGACCGAGTGAATGCGGCTTCTCGTTTCATCATTTATGTGTGTAGTATTCTCTATCTCATTCGTCGTGATCCCCGAGTCTTTGTGCTTGGTGCGACGGTTCTCGCGGTTGTCTACGTTCTTTATAAATCGAAGATGGTCAGGGAGACTTACGGTGGTTCTGTGGAAGGTGTGAGTTGTCAGATGCCCACTAATGATAATCCCATGGGTAACGTTCTTGTGACGGATTATACCGACGCCCCCAATCGTTTAGAGGCGTGCTACTATCCCACGGTTAAGTCCTATGTTAATGCGTATACCAGTGATCGTATTCCCTACGACGCTGGACGTTCTCGCACTTCTATGCCCAAGTATCTCCGCAACGCTATGGAGCGCCAATTCGTCTCAAACCCTGTGACCCAAATCCCAGGGGACCAAACAGCTTTCGCTGAGTCTCTTTATGGGCGAAAAAATGCTCCAATGTGTAAGAGTGACACCCGATTCTGTAATCCTAATGCCCGTGGTGTTCAGCTCGAGGCCTTTTCTGGTCTCGGTGGTAATGGTGATAAGCGTTCCGGTATGCATGGCGGAACGGTTAGGTAGATAAATATTCTTATGTAATAATAAATGGCGTATCAGCTCCAACCTGGACTTTCCATTGTTCAAAACTCGGGTGCTCTTCCTGCCGTGAAGGCGACTGAAGAAATCTTCGTGTACCCCCAGCCCAGTTCTCTCAACTGTGGTGATTGCCGTCCAAACACCATGTTATACGGCACCGCCCCTTACATGGCTGGTAAGGGTTCCCCAGCACAATACATTGATACGAGCGATCAGCTTCGTCCCCAATCTACTTCTCGATTTAACAAGCATCTCGTTCAAACCTATGAACGTAACCTCTTCCCTCTCTCCAATATGGAGTGTAAGGTTCCCCTTCGCACTATCAAGTATGAACCTGCGAGCACCCGTGCGGATCTCCAAAATGGTATGTTTGAGCAGAGGTATCTTAATAAAAATGTTAACAAGAAGTAAGAATGGCTGATCCAGTATCACTCATGGCTGTTGCGGGTCTTGTATTTGCTGGGAGGAACTTGAGTATCAAGTCTGAACCTCCCAAGGTAGAAGACCCACTCCCGACACAACCAACAGTGAAAATTCCAGAAAATGATTTTGAACCCCCCGTCGAGGTCTCAGGTAAGAGGGAGATGGAGAGTTTTGGCGATATTGGTCGTCAGCAGCGTAGCGGTGGTCAGGAAGTCCTCTCCATGCGCAATCGTATGTATGATCAGGGTCGAATGAACAATCTCTCTCCAATTGAGAAGCAATTGGTCGGCCCAGGTTTAGGTGTTAATGCCAATGTTCCAGCCGTTGGTGGTTTTCAGCAGAGTTTTAGGGTTAATCCAGTCAATGTTGGTGAGTATCGTTTGACTACTCTCCCAGGGCGCACTGGTCCCGCTGCGGACATTACCGGTGGTCGCTCCGCCAAGGTTGGTGAGCTTACCCATAATAAACCTGAAACTACAGCTTTCCTCCCTTCCCGTCTACCTGCGATGCCTGGGCGTGCTCAAGGTATGTCTGGTGTTGTTCCCCGTAACGAGCATGAGAGGACCAAGCGCACTACCAATCGCTCTGAGACTGGTCATCGTGCGGATGGTTTGGGATTCAATGGTGCGAAGCGTTTCGTTTCTGGACAGACTCTCACTCAGGACCCTACCAGGTTTAAGAGTGATCGTAACGATGAACAATATATGTATAACAATCGCCCAGCCCCAGGTATCCACAGTCATCACGGTGCTTACACTAATAGCGCCGCCTCTCAGGTTACCGCCAGGACCAATGAGGAGTTAATGAAGTATGGTTTCAGACCCGAGGACCGCCGAGGTAAGCCCAATAGGATGGGAAATGCTGGTAGAATGAATGTTAGAGAGAGCGCCCTCAAGCAGGGTGGTCGTCTTACCGCCGTTCGTGCCGATACTTCACGCATTGATGGTCGTTATGCGGCTCCCAATGGGGGTTGGACGCAACACTATCAGCAAAAACCTTTCCACCAGTTTAACAGCTACAAGGGTAACGCGAATCCTCACACCGCGGATCTCAACATCGCCAAGCGACAGCTCCAGAATAACCCCCTCTCACACTCCCTCTCTCATTAAATTTTTATTGTGAGATAGACAAAAACACTCATTAAAATATTGTGCCTATATTTTAATGAAGGTTCACACCCTTAACATAGATAGTAGTGAGAGAAATACCAATGTGTATCCTTACGCTAATAGTTACGTCGTTACTCTCGATAATCCTATCTATGACATATCTGAAATTAAACTTGTTTCTGCTCGTATTCCAACGCCTCAATTGTTAACGTGTGCTACAAATAAGACTTTCAGTGTGGATGGCACTGATATCACATTAGACCAAACAAATTATTCAAATGGTTACATTTTAGCACAGGATTTGGAGGTTAAACTTGATCCACCCGTATCGAATATCAGTTCTGTCGTGTTTGACTCTGATACAAATGCCCTGTCGTTTTCTAATATTGGCACGACAAATGCATTTACCATAGAGTTTTATACAGGAACGAATGGATATTTGAGCAACACATCTTCAGTTACAACACCTCACCAACTCATAGGATTTAATTCCAATGATCACGATTCATCTAATGGTATACTAGTTTCGGGTGCAATCAATTTAAGTGGTCCTAATT